AGTTCGCACTCCTAGCGGTAGAGAGTTCTTCTTTCCAAACGCTGAACGATCGAGCAACGGGAAGATTAAACGATACTCCCAGCAAATCGTTAACTATCCGGTACAGAGCTTCGCCACAGGAGACTGTGTTCCCTTGGCCTGTATCAGAGCATTGCAGTATTTTAGGAAGCATAATCTAAAATCTAAACTCATCCTAACTGTGCATGACTCACTGGTCGTAGATTGCTTATCTGAGGAAAAAGATAAGGTAGTTGCAGGATTGCAATGGGCTATGGAGGGCGTGAAAGACGATCTCCAACGTAGGTTTAATTACACCCCATCTCTCCCCCTAGACATCGAAATAGAAGCCGGCAGAAACTGGATGGAAATGCGGGAATTAGTTTGACTAGATACATTAGTTAATGTAAGATATAGGTTCCAACAATAAACAACAAAGGTTGTAAAAAACATGAATGAGGTAACAGTAGTAACCGAAGCAGAAACCCAAAACATTATGATGCAATTAATGGGGGATGCAGAGCAGGAAATTCAGATTGATTTTCTTAAAATTAACCATGATGGCGAGGATAAACAGGGCCGTGACGTAGCTAAAGGCTCAATGTCTTTATCTAATCAGGGAGAGCCTGTATATACCAAGGAAGCCAAAATCCATGTATTAGCTCAGTATTTTCAATACCGTGAGCAGGATGAAAAGGGCAAGGTTCAGAATAAATCTATTCTCCAGACTGATTTTCGAAAGGGTCAGCCGATCGATATGAAGGGTACTTTGCGTTGTGGTAAGCCTACTCGTAAAACGCTCGATCAGATGACAGAAGATGATAAGAAATTCTGGGCAAGTAAGGTTAAGACAACCCGTATTATCCGAGGTGTAATCAGCTACACTGGAAAGACAGTGGATGGTAAAGAAGTTACCGTAGAAAATGTACCATTCCAACATTACATGAAGGGATCTGGCTATAACGACTTTGAGTCAATTATAGAAAGCCTACCCTTTGGTAAAAAGTTCCAAGACTACATCATCAACGTAAAGACAGAGAAGCGCGGTAAGTACTATTACACAACCTACTCTGTAGACTTTGGCACTCAGGCAGCCTTTACCCCAGAGCTGGCAGCTACCGCTAAGATATTTGTGGATATGGCTAATCAGGAAAATGGTAGAATTACCAAACGGCATAATGATGCATTATTGGAGAGCACATCGGATAATCAGGTATTTGATGCTGTGATGTCCTCCAGTGATTTAGCCGCTGACTTAGCTTAAACGGGAGGGCTTCGGCCCTCTCTTCCCCACAATTTATAGGTGCTTATATGCTTTCTATTTTAGAGAGCCAGCTCCGTGCTGTCTTCGAAGATCTCTCAAATGAGCAGACAATCGAATTCACTGCCGAAGATAAGAAAAAAGCAGTAGAACAGTTCGCAGCGGCTTTAGATAAACAGACTACCCCTAGGGAGAAAAAGCCTAGGATCCGTATGTCAAATATAGGGCGGCTACCCTGCCAGCTCCAACAAGAAATACAATTAGAGTCTCCTCGAGAGAGAATGCCATACAATCATTGGGTTCGTATGGTGGTTGGAGACTGCGTAGAGATCCTAGTTCGGATGGTCTTAGAAAAGACTGAGGTAAATGTCACATCTGACGGTGATGATGTTAAGCTTGATGTCAGCGACACTACGATCAACGGCACTAGCGACATAGACATCGATGGTGCGGTATACGATATCAAATCCTGCAGCCAGTATGCCTTTAGAAACAAGTGGAGCGGAGGTTTTCAAGCTCTCTATAAGGCAGATGACTTCGGATATGTAGGTCAGCTCTACGGGTATGCTGATGCCCAAGGCAAGAAAGCCGGCGGCTGGATAGTAGTAGATAAATCTTCGGGTGAAATTAAGATCGTAGAGGTTGATGCCTCTAGCGAGCAAGAAGCTTTTATACGCCAGCACAGGGAGCATGTTGTGGATCTTGTATCTAACAACCGGCCCTTTCAGCGCTGCTTCGAACCCGAAGAAGAGACGTTCTTCCGCAAAAAGACAGGTGGAACAATCCTCAACAAAAGCTGCACTTGGTGCTCGTTCAAAAAAACGTGCTGGCCCGAAGCGCAGTTCCTCCCTAGCCGCCACAGTAAGGCCGAAAAAACGCCGTACAAATGGTACATCGAGTATCCAGATGATCCAAACACAGAGCGCTAAGGCCAAGGGCCGTAATCTCCAGAAATGGACGAGAAATAAGATCCTAGATCTTGTCCATTCTCTAGAGCCAGATGATGTCAAATCGACAAGCATGGGAGCTGGCGGTGAGGATGTCCAATTATCACCGGCTGCGCGCAAGAAGATGCCCGTTAGCATCGAGTGTAAGGCTCGTAAGAACATAGCAGTATATTCTTATTACTCTCAGGCGCAGGAAAACTGCCCAGAGAACATCGAGCCACTTGTCATAATTAAGGCCGATAGGAAGAAGCCTCTAGCGATAGTCGATGCTGAGTATTTCCTAAAGCTACTTTCGGAAGCGAGAAATAAATGAAGCTAGAAGATATTCCCATCAACAGCCTTCTCTTAAAGATAGATTTAAAAGATGGGGCTAAGTTACAGATATCGGTAGGGCATAATGTCGAGACAGATGATTTCGATGATGATGAATTAGAATTCATTGATGCATTAGTAGCCGGCCTAGGATTCCATTTAGAGCACTCTTTGGAAACCATAGTCACTATGGGCCGCATGTCTAACATGATCAAAGATCTCCTTGAAGAAGATGGATCTGATGTTTCCTTCGAACCTGATGAAGAGCTGTTGGAAGCTATAGATAATAAGAAAAATAGTAATGTGATCTCCCTCGTTAAGAAGAAGCTTCACTGATGGATGTAGTTAATAACCCCCCACACTATCAATCTAATATTGAGTGTATCGACGCAATGGAAGCTATGTCAGAGGGCTGCGATATCCCCTCACATCAAGCTTACTGTTGGCAGAATTGTTTCAAATACCTATGGCGCTGGCCCTACAAAAATGGGCTCGAGGATCTCAAAAAGGCCCGTTGGTATCTAGATAGATTAATCAAAAAAATAGAGGAGGAGCAGAATGGTAAGCAGTGAAGATATTACTGCATTTGAGTATTTCGATGAAGGTAATGAGAGCCTACGGAATCCGGATACTTATTTGAATAAAACTCCGCTGGACATGGTTAAGCACTTTGCGCGTGTCTACGGTCAAACATTAGGGCATCCGTGGGTAAAAGACACAGATAAAGACCTACTACGTCTAGTCCTTCTAAAGGAAGAATACGCAGAGGTTCTATCCGCAGTAGATGCAGAAAACCTTCTCAAAGAATTAGCTGATCTAGTCTACGTCACATACGGCTATGCAGCTACGTTTAACTGGAACTTAGATGAAGCAGTACGGCGAGTACACGCGTCTAATATGTCGAAGTTAGATACTGACGGTAAGCCTATCTACCGAGAAGATGGCAAAGTCCTAAAGGGGCCAAATTATGCAGAACCAAACCTAACAGATTTAGTATGAGGAAGAGTAATGATTAAGAACGAATACGGGCCAACAATAAACATTTCAGAAGAAATTCACGCTATGAAATACCGTAGCGAAGGAGAGACTTTTCGCGAGGCAATGACCCGAGTAGCAGAAGCTTTGAAGGATAACGAAGGACACTTCGATAACTTTAAAACTATTCTCTGTAACCAGAGATTTCTACCCGCCGGCAGAGTGCAATCAGCAATGGGAGCTCCTAGGACGGTAACACCATATAACTGCTTTGTATCGGGTACGATCGAAGACAGCATGGAAGGTATTATGAAATCCGCTGGAGAGGCTGCGCGTACAATGCAGCTAGGAGGAGGTATTGGCTATGATTGGTCTACACTTCGTCCACACGGAGACCTGATTAAGAGCCTAGATAGCCGCTCTAGTGGGCCATTATCCTTTATGGGGATCTTTGACGCTGTATGTAAGACGATTGCCTCGGCAGGTCACAGACGCGGAGCTCAAATGGCAACCATGCGCTGCGATCACCCCGATATCGAGAAATTTATCCGAGCTAAAAACAATAGCACTGATCTAACTCAGTTTAACATGTCGGTGATGGTAACAGACAAGTTTATGACTGCCGTTAAAGAGGATAAGGAGTTTGACCTAGTTTTCGAGGGCCGTGTTTATAAGACAGTTAATGCTAGAGCTCTATGGGATGATATTTTACGCTCTACTTGGGATTGGGCTGAGCCCGGGATCCTGTTTATCGATCGGATTAACCAGAAGAACAATCTCCATTATTGTGAGACTATAGCAGCTACTAATCCCTGTGGTGAGCAGCCGCTTCCTCCATATGGCGCCTGTTTATTGGGTTCATTCAACTTAGCTAAGTACATCACTAAGATCGATGACTCCTATGTGTTCAATATTCACATGCTGCGTAATGATATCCCTCATGTCGTAAGAGCTATGGATAATGTCGTAGATAGAGCAACCTATCCTTTGCCTCAACAAGAGCTGGAAGCTAAATCTAAGCGCCGGATGGGCCTAGGTGTAACTGGAGTAGCAAATGCTATAGAAGCTCTGGGTTTTGATTACGGCTCGGATAAGTTTATCGAGAAGTTCGAAGAGATTATGACCCTTATTCGAGACGAGTGCTACAAGACATCGATCGAGCTGGCTAAAGAGAAGGGCGCCTTTCCGCTATTCCAGAAGGATTATCTAACCAGCGGTTTTGCTATGACTCTACCTACAGAGATCCGTACAGATATCGCTAAGTATGGCATCCGTAATTCTCATCTACTTAGTGTAGCTCCTACTGGAACAATTAGCCTCTCAGCCGATAATGTATCGTCGGGTATCGAGCCAGTATTCTCACACTACTATGATCGCACAATCCAGACCTTTGATGGGCCGCGTATCGAGCGTGTGGATGACTATGCATATCGTGAGTTCGGAGTGAAAGGTAAGACTGCAGATGAGCTTTCTGTGTTTGACCATGTGAAGGTTTTAAATGTGGCTTCACGGTACGTCGATAGCGCCTGTTCAAAGACATGTAATGTTGGAGATGAGGTTACATGGGAAGAATTCAAACAGGTTTATATGGAGGCATATGAAGGAGGCTCTAGTGGCTGCACAACCTTCAGAGCGTCCGGAAAACGATACGGGATTCTGAATGCATCCAGCTCAGAGGATGTAGCGGAAGAGGAAGTTGTGGAAGACAACGATAATTTTATCGAAGAAGGCGGGGCTTGTTATTACGATCCTCAAACTGGCCTTCGTAAATGCGAATAGGAGCATATAATGGCAGAAGCAGTACAAAAGTGCATTGATAACGCACAGGATAAAGACCTAGAGGCCATCATGATTGTTGGTCTCGATAAGAATGGTGGATTAATGATTGAATCCAGCGTCAATAACGTGGCTTTAATGCACTGGATGCTTAATAAAAGCATCTTCGATATCAACGTCTTTGAGTCCAATAATAAAGGCAAAAAAGAAGAGGAAGCTGCATAAAAAAAGCCCCCAAGTCGTTGACTTAGAGGCCTCAATTATGTAGTTTATACGGGAATATACCGTTGGTCTGGTATACTTCGTTAGGTAACCCTCGAGCTTTACGGCTCGGGGGTTTTTACTTTATTGCACTACGCTTAATGGAACTTCTGAGATGTTCTTTAAGGTATCTTGCATACTCTCGAGCATAGAGTCTTCTTCGGGATCATCTGCAGAGCTCGACGCTTTAACAATAGCTGTCGATAAGTAGTTAATCATGAGATCCTCAAGTAATGGATCCCTAGGGTTTTTGTTATACTTGTCAGCTAATTCTAGGAAGTAATCCGAGTTAGCTAATAGCTCTGTCCGGATAGCCGCCGCCCTAGTATCTGGATCTGACTTCTCGATAACAGCACCCATAACCGCTCTAATTCTAGAACCTGCTCTACTGAGAGGCCCAACAACGGTGTATATAAGCCGTGTGGTTGCTGTAGCTGCTTCTCTGTTAAATGAGGTAGCAGACTGTCCTTTGATAGGCGTAGCTCTCATAGATTGAGCATTATCGCTAGCTGCCTCAATTGTAGTTCTAATAGCTTGCATGAACTGAGGCTGATCGGCATA